GGAAGCCCTGGTCACCGGGGCCACCCCCACGATCACCGTGTCCGGGGAAGGGTCCCAGGCGGGGGCGGACAACGCGGCCACGGAAATCGGGTCTTCCGGAATCTATACCTGGGAAATGTCCCAGGCCGAAGCGAACGTGGACTATGGATCGGTCACGATCCAGGCCACCGGGGCGATCACCCTGGTCATCCCCTTCGTGACCCGGACCCAGGACATCGATGACCTGTCCGTCCCCACCGCGGCCCAGATCGCGGACCAGGTCTGGGATGAAACCCTGGGCGATCACGCGGCCACGGATTCGACGGGCGCGGTCCTGGACGCCGCGGGCGGATATACGATCCCCACCGCGGCCCAGATCGCGGACCAGGTCTGGGATGAAGCTTCCGCGGATCACGGTGACACCGGATCGATGGGGGCCCTTCAGAATCTACTGTCCCGCCTGGGGACCGTGTCGATCACGGTGACTTCCCCGGTGGCGACTGATGGGGACGTGGACATCATCCAGGGCGACACCTACGCCACCGCGGACGGGCGGGCCCTGGTCTGGACTTCCGCGTCCTATACCGGCCCGTCCCTGGTCGATGCCACCGCGAAATTCCGGGCGATCCCGTCCAACCTGTACGAAAAGGGAAGCGGCGAAGCTTCCCTGGACAAGGCGGCGACCATTGGAATCGACGGGGACACCGTGACCTTCACGGTGGAACTGACCGCCGCGGAAACCGGCGACCTGGACACGATCAGTCCGCGGACCTACGCCTACGAAATCGAAGTGACCCTGGCAAGCGGGAACGTCTACACCTACGCCCAGGGAACGATGACGGTGACCAGGGATGTCACCCCTGAAAGCTGATTGAAAGGATCACAACATGGCCCACGTTTTAGGCTACAACGCGAAGCTTTACCGAAACACCGACGACTATGACAGTCCCGCCTGGGATGAAGTCACGAACGTCCGGGACGTGACGCTGAATCTGGAAGCGGGCGAAGCGGATGTCACGGTCCGCGGCGGGGACGGATGGCGGCAGACCGTCCCCACCCTGAAGGACCTGTCCCTGGAATTCGAAATGATCTGGGACACTTCGGACGCCGACTTCACCGCGATCCAGGCCGCTTTCCTGGCGGGGAGCAGTCTGGAATTCGTGGCCCTGGACGGGGCGGTGGATGAAGCGGGGAACGAAGGAATCCGGGCGACCTTTATGGTTGGGTCCTTCACCCGGAACGAAAGTCTGGAAGAAGCCCTAACCGTTTCGGTGACCCTGAAGGCCACCCGTTCCGACAACGCGCCGGAATGGTATACTTCCACAACCTGACCCTAGCGGCCTGACGTGGGCCCCAGAAAGGCGGTGGAAGATGGCAAGCTTTAAGGACCTGGCGGGGAACGAATGGACCCCGGCGGTCACGGTGGCGGCGGTGAAACGGGTCCGGTCCGAATTGGACGTGGACCTTCTGGACCTTCAGGAAGGCGCGGTCCTTCAACGCCTGGCAACTGATCACGTCCTTCTGGTGGACGTGATCTATGTGATCTGTAAGGACCAGGCCGACAGGAATGGGATCACGGACGCGGACTTCGGCGCGAATATGCGCGGCGACATCCTACAAGCGGCCACGGACGCCTTCCTGGAAGAACTCGCGCTTTTTTTCCCCCGCCAAAAGCGCGAAGTCCTGCTGTCCATGCTGAAGAAATTCCGGACGATGGAATCGATGGCGATGGACCGGATGAAGGAAGTCCTTCAGGACGAAAAGCTGGAAAGGGATTTCCAGGACGCGCTGGCGGCGGAAGGTCTGGGCGACATCTCTGGAAGCTGATTCACCAGGCCGCGGGGGCCCTGGGCCTGGACCCTGGGCCCTTCAGTCTGCGCGAACTGCTGTGGATGTTGGACGGGGCCCACCGCGCCAGGTGGCCCCACACCGCGGCGATCCTGGCGATGTTGGCGAATTGCCACCGTGACCCGAAACGGTCCAAGCGATACAAACCGGCGGACTTCAATCCCTTCGGGAAGAACGGGTCCCCCCAGGTGAAGGTCCCCCTGATGGACGTGACCGATCTGAAAAGGTTTTTCGTGGATGCCAGGGAAGGTCAAAATCAAGCTGGTTTCCTTCGACGATAAGAAGATCGCCCGCGCGATCGGCAAGGGTAACAAAGCGGCCCTGTCGAAAGCGGGGGCCTTCATCCGGAAGGACGCGCGGTCTTCGATGCGGCGGACGAAGAAATCGTCCGAGCCCGGACAACCGCCGCGGGCCCATACCGGCCAACTGAAGAAGGCCATTCTTTTCGCCTATGACGCCCGATGGGAAACCCTGGTGGTGGGGCCCCTGAAGGCCCGATCCCAGGCCACCTTCATCGAAGAAGGAACCGTCCCGCGGACCCTGGAAGAAGGCGGGCGGGTCCGAATCCGCCGCGTGGACCCGATCACGAAGAAGAAGTCCCAGAAGCGGGTGAAGGTAGCCCCGCGCCCCTTTATGGCCCCCGCCCTGAAGCGGAATCTGAAGATGATCCCCAAGCAATTCCGGAACGTGATCCGATCCGGATAGGACTGACCGATGGCCGGACAACAAGGCATTAAGGCGGGGCGGGCCTATATCGAAATCGGGGTGAATGATAAATTCACGAAGGGCCTGAAGATGATGTCCGCGAAGCTGAAGGCCTTCGGGACCCAGGTGGCCGGTGTCGGCCTGAAGCTGATGGCCCTGGGCGGGGCGGTCCTGGGGCCGATGGCCCTGGCGACCAGGTCCTTCGCCAAGGCGGGGGACGCCCTGGGGAAGATGTCGAAGCGGACCGGGGTGTCCGTGGAAGCCCTGTCCCAACTGGAATTCGCGGCCAGTCAGTCCGGGGTGGAAATGGGGACCCTGGAAAAGGGTATTAAGACCATGCAACGGTCCATCTATGACGCGGGCCGCGGCCTGGCAACACAGACGGACGCCCTGAAAGACCTGGGCCTGACCTTCGATGATCTGAAGGACCTGTCCCCGGAAGCCCAGTTTAAGCTGATCGCGGACCGCCTGGCCCAGACGGAGAATCCCACGAAGAAGGCGGCAATTTCGATGATGTTATTCGGGCGGGCGGGCCAGGCGATGATTCCGATGCTGAATCAGGGCGCGGACGGGATCGCGGCCCTGATGGAAGAAGCGGACGCCCTGGGTCTGACAATGTCCACCGAAGACGCCCAGGCCGCGGAAGAATTCACGGACGCCCTGGACAAGCTGGTCCGGACGGTGAAGATGGCGGTCTTCCATATCGGGTCCGCCCTGGCGCCGGCGATCCAAGAATTCATTAACTGGGTCCGGCCCCTGGTGAAGACGGTTATGGAATGGATTCAGAACAATCGGGGCCTGATCGAAACGATCCTGAAGGTGACCGCGGTGGTGGTGGGGGTGGGGATCGCCCTGACCGTTGCGGGCGGGGTCATTTCCGGATTCGGGACCGTCCTGGGAATTGTTGCCAAAGGATTCGGCCTGGTGTCGATGGCGATCAAGGGGGTCATCGCCCTTCTTCCGATGCTGCTGTCCCCCCTGGGTCTGATCGCGGCGGGGGCGGTGGCGATGACCACCGTTTGGCTGAAGTCTTCCGGGAATATGGGGAAGCTTACCGGATGGTTGGGGGAACGATTCGACCAACTGAAAGAAGAGGCCACGACCGCGATGGGCCTAATCGGCCAGGCGATCGCGCAGGGGGACATCGGATCGGCGGCGGAAGTCCTGTGGGCCTTCCTGAAGCTTCAGTGGCAAAAGGGGGTCGCCGGGGTGAAGAAGATATGGTCCACGGTGAAGAAGCATTTCCTACAAGTGGCCTATTCGGCCTTCTATGGCGGATGGTTCATCGCCCGGAAGATTTGGGGATACCTGGAAATCGGGTGGATCGAAGTATCCAACTTCTTCGCCAAGGCCTGGCACAAGGTAGTGGCCTTCTTCCTGATTTCCTGGGAGAAGATGAAGAAATACGCGAAGAAGGCCTGGGTCTTCATTAAGGCCCTGTGGCAAGACGAAGATGAAACCGCGGCCCAATACGCCCAGATAGACCAGGAATTCGAAAGGCGGGTGGCCGAAATCGACGCGGACGCGGATAAGAAGGTGGTGGCCCGCGAGGCGATGCGCGAAGAACAACGGAAGAAACAGCGGGAAGACGAAGAAGCCACGGTCACGAAGATTCGGGACCGATGGATGAAGGCGATGGATGACACGGACGCGGCCCACGAAAAGCGGATGGCCGAAGCGGGGGATGATTACGAAAAGGCGATGACCGCCTGGGAAGATAAGACCGCGGAAGTGGCGGACCGCCTGGGCCAGAAGACCGCGGGCGGTGAAGCGGACCTTCCCGAACTGGATGATATGACCGGCGGGATGGATGAACTGGCGGACGCGGCCTGGGGCGCGGCGGAAGACCTGGAAAAGGGACTGACCGCGGGCGGATTCGCGGCGGAAACCGCGGCCCAGGCGGTGGGCGGGACCGCCGCGGAACGGACCGCCGCGGCCACCGAACGGACCGCGAAGGCGGTGGAATCACAACTGACCGAAACGCGCGAAGGCGCGGCCTACTGATGGAAGGATAGACCGATGGCGAAGACCGGCAACACCCGGACGATGATGGGCGGGGCCCCTTCCGTGGCCCAGGTCGACACGGTCACCCCGGCGGGGCCCGTGTCGGCGGACGAATTCTGGGTCCGCCTGGAAAACGCGGACGGTGAAGCGGACACGATCACCGTGACCGCGGACGCCTCCCCCACGGTGGCGGAAATCGTGACCGCCCTTCAGGCGGCGGCGGCGGCGGCGAAGACCGCGGGGACCGCGCCCTGGGACGAAGTGACCGCGTCCGATGAAACGACCCACCTGGAAATCACCGCGGACACCGCGGGGGTCCCGTTCTACTGTACCGCGGGGGTGGACGGATCGACCAGCGCGTCCAACACCCAAGCGAGCGATACCGCCAACAGCGGCCCCGGTGTCTGGTCCCTGGCCGAAAACTGGGTGGATGAAACGATCCCGGTGGCCGGTGACGATGTCGAAGTGGACGGGCTCACGCGAATCTATGGCGAAGACTGGGACGCGGTGGCGATCAATTCCCTGACCGTGACCGGATCGGTCCAGATCGGGTCCTTCTTCCATCCCCTTCAGCTTCTATTCGGGGACGATAAGATCGTGAACTGGCATGGGACCGGGGTGGCCCACCTGGACCTGGACGAAGTGACGGACCTGAATGTCTGGCGTTGTGGGTCATCGACGCGGAATGACGAATATGACCTGAACGTCCGCGGGACGAACATCGCCCGCGTGAATTGGTTGGCGTCCAGGGGACGGATGGCCCTGGGCGGTCCGGACCTGACCTGTGAAGCGGATGAAATCGTAATGATGGGCGGCGGGACGATCTGGGTGGACGAAGGGGTCACCGAATCGAATGGGTCCGATCCCATCCAGCTTCTGGAAGTGGACCGGAATGGTTTCATCGATTCCCGCGCCCAGGCCGATCACCTGAAGTCCGGCGGACGATCCGGCGGGCGGATCGATTACTGGGGCGGGGCGGTCCAGGACGTGGATGTCTTCCGCGGAAAAGTCAATTATGCGGGGACCGGCGGGATCACCGGGAATCTGTCCGCGGGGTCCCAGGGTGACATCGATTTCGGACTGGAAACCGCCCCGATCACCGTGGCGGACGCGGACGCCGCGACGGGCGCGAAGATCAGGGACCCCTTCGGGCGGGTCACCTGGACGGACGGGATCGAACTTCCCCACTGTTCCGCCCACGAAATCACCCTGGAAACCGCGGCGGGTGTTGAACTGTACCCCCATCCACTAGGAACCTAGACTATGGCGATCCAGGCGGGCGAACGTATTGGGTCCAGGTCCCAGTCCCTTCGGGGGACCCTGTCCTATGAATATCTCTGGACCCTGACCGGGACCGAAGATGACGCGGAAGTCCGGGCCTGGTGCAATAACACCGACAACGTCCCGGCCACGATCACCGTGGACGGGGTCCTTCTGGTCCTGAATAGCCTGGCCCCCGATCACCAGGACTTCCAGGTCTGGCAAGTGACCGCGTCCTATCGGTCCCCGG